ACGTATATTTTGAGAAAATCCCCATCAAGAACCTCGTATCCAACCAGGATTATCAGCGTAGCCTTTCCGAGCAGCACGTGCTTCGGGCAGCCGAGCATTTCGACCTTTACCAAATTAACCCCGTAAAAGTCAGCCGGAGAAATGGCATCAACTATGTATTTAACGGTCAGCACACCATTGAGATTGTCGCTTTGGTGTCCGGCTCAAGAGATACGCCTGTGTGGTGTATGATTTACGATGACCTCTGCTACGAACACGAAGCGGACATCTTCGCCAATCAGCAGAAGTTCGTCAAGAGCCTGAACCCCCACGAGGTTTTCACCGCAAACGTGGAAGCGGGCAACAATGACCAAATGACCATCAAGGGTCTTGTGGAATCCTACGGCTTGCATATCTCACGCAAGAAAGGTCCGGGTGCGATCTGCGCCGTTTCCACCTTGGAAGCCATCTATACGAAATACGGATATCATGTACTCAACCGTGTACTTCGCCTTTGCATCGGTGCCTGGGAGGGCGATGCAAACTCGTTCTCGGCGAATATTCTGAACGCTATCGCAAAGCTCGTGGTGACATTCCGTGGGCGCTTGGATGAGGATATCTTCAAAGAGAAGGTGGGCGCTCTTTCGGTCAAGCAACTTGTGCGTAACGCAAAAGACCGCCGTCCCGGCTCGATGGGTTTCTGCGAGGCGATGATCATTGCGTATAACGGAAAGAAAAAGAGCATCGAACATAGGCTTTCTATGAACAAGCTCTACGCCAAGGAATTGGTGTTTGCCGAGGGTGAAACCTTCGGTGACGATGATGCATACGATAGCTTCACCATTGACGATATCGACGATTACGATGACAGCGATGATGTGGAAGAGGACGATGACACCGATGAAGAATTTGACGGTGTTACCGACGATGAAGAATAACCAACGATGCTCCTGCGTGGAAATGCACAGGAGCATTTTGGCGTTGTAGCGGTTCAGGCAACTATGTCCGCACCGTTTTGGAAAATGAAGTGGAGTGTGCCGTCGGTCATAACCTTGACCTTGTCGATGGTCAGCACCCAAAGTTTCTCATCGAAGTCAAGGAGCTTGCTATCGACCCCGTTGAAAATGCGAAGGAAATCCGCAAATCCATCGGCTCTTGCTTGCCGAACCAGTATGTCTTGTTCCAGGGCTTTGAGCTTTTCGGCGGCGCTTTCATATCGTTCCACGTAGCCGTTATAACGGGCGAGGTATTCGTTCTGGTCTTGGGCTGTGGTGGCGTTCTCTTGGATCAGCTTTTGTATGAGTTCTGCGATGACCTCAAGTTCTTGCAGCAAGGCTGCCTTTTTCTCATCAATGTCGGCGGTGTCGGATAACATCCGAGCAACCATTTCACAGTTGGCGATTATCTCGTCCTTCTCGTCAAAGAGGATGTTGAAGGCGAGGATAAACCTACGCTTGATGTCCTCCTCGGAAAGGTGGATGGTTTCGCATTTGTGTTCGCCTTTGAACTTGTCGTTGCATTGCCATATGATTCGGCGGTACTTTTCGCTTGTGGAGTTCCATACCTTTGCACCGAAGAAGGCACCGCAATCACCGCATACGATACGGGTTGCGAATATGCCGTTTCCGCTGTATTTCCGTCCGAGGGAACGCCGTCTTGCAAATTCCTTTTGAACTCGCTCCCACTCTTCAGGGGGAATGATAGCCGGGTGGCTTTCCTCGACAAAGTACTGTGGGACCTCACCCTCGTTGACCTTTATCTTCTTGGAAAGGTAATCAACCGTGAAGGTCTTTTGGAGAAGAGCCGAGCCTTTGTATTTCTCATTGGTGAGGATGCTTTCAACCGTTGTAACACGCCATTTTTTGCATCCGGCGGGCGTTGGAACACCTTCGGCGGTAAGTTCATCGGCAATCGTCCAAGCGGTCTTTCCAGCCATAAAATCGCGGTAAATACGGCGCACATATACGGCTTGTGCTTCGTTGATGACAAGCGTTCCGTTTTCGCCTTTGTCGTATCCAAGGAAATGCTTGTATGCGAGGCTGACCTTGCCGTCCGCTGCACTCTTGCGTTTGCCCCAGGTGACATTCTCGGAAATGGATCTGCTTTCCTCCTGGGCGATGGAAGACATAATGGTGAGGAGAAGCTCACCCTTGGAGTCGAGTGTCCATATGTTTTCCTTTTCAAAGAAGACCTCGACACCTTTTTCTTTGAGCTTTCGTATTGTAAGCAAGCTGTCAACCGTGTTTCGTGCGAAACGGCTAACGGACTTTGTTACGATGAGGTCAATCTCACCGTTCAGGGCAGCTTCAATCATCTCGTTAAAGCCTTCACGGCGTTTGGTACTCGTTCCCGAAATGCCCTCGTCGGTGTAAACCTTTACGAACTCCCATTCAGGGTTCTTTTTGATGTATTGGGTGTAGTAGTCAACCTGGGCTTCGTAAGAAGTGAACTGTTCGTCCTTGTCGGTTGATACACGTGCGTATCCGGCGGTACGGCGTTTGTGCAAGCCGATCACGGGAATTTTTGTTAATGGGTTTATTGTTGCGGGTATAACTGTTACTGTTTTAGCCATTGACCACTCTCTCCTTTATTCGATTTCTTGCTGCTTCTCGCATCTCATCCGTCCAACTCTCAGAGCGTGAACGGTCATACCATCGTTTAACGATTTCTTCACCGTCTTTGAAGCAGAACACCAAGGTGTTATTCTTATCTGCTCTTATAGCCGTTAAACGGCTGTCAAGGGCATCAGCAGTGACTTCATCAATCCCAAGCACCTCTTTGCAAGCCTGGGTGATGGTTTCATCGGGGATTGCCTTTGCCGGACACGCATCCTTGCCTTGGTAGCTGTAAGTGGAGCAGATCCAAACGATGCCCGTGGCGGTGGTTTTCCTTCTGAACTTCTGTCCGCATCCGGCGCATACGATTCGCCCCGAAAGGGGATAACGGTTTCTTGACCCGCCATTCTTGTGGAACTGCTCACCTCGCAAGGCAATCAAGCGTTGAACCTCGGTGTATTCCTCAATCGTGATGATGGCTTCGTGGCTCTTTTCCACGTGGTACATCGGTCGCTCTCCGTGGTTCGGTAGCGTGATTTTTTCAAGGTGGTTATTTCGGTAAAACCGCTGAAGGAGAAGGTTGCCCGTGTAGGCGTAGTTGCGTAGGATTTTCATAATGGCTGTTTTGCCCCATTTGCCACCAAGCGGTGAAGGGATACCCTCGTTGTTGAGAAGGTTTACGATGGCAACGCAGCCTTTGCCTGAAAGATATTCAGCGAAAATCCGCTTGACGATGACCGCCTCTGTGGGGACGACCTTGTAAATGCCGTGGTCGTAACGGTATCCAAGCATTCTGCCGTTCCAAGGCATACCTTCTTCAAAGTTTTTCTTGATACGCCATTTTTGGTTCTCGCTTGCCGAAAGGCTCTCCTCTTGGGCATAGGATGCGAGGATCGTAATCATAAACTCGCCGTCCGATGTAAGCGTGTTGATGTTCTGTTCCTCGAAGAGAATGCCGATGCCGAGGAGCTTGAGTTCACGGACAGCTTCAAGCAACGTGACCGTGTTTCTCGCAAATCTTGAAATGCTCTTCGTGATAACCAGGTCAATCTTTCCGGCTCGGCAATCTTCCATAAGCCTTTGAAAGCCGTCTCGCTGTTCCTTTGTGCCTGTGATGGCTTCATCAGTGTAAACGCCGACGTAAAGCCAACCCTCGTGGCTTTGAATCAGCCCTGAATAATAGCTGACTTGTGCCGACAGGGAGTGAAGCATTGCATCCTTTCCGCTTGACACTCGCCCGTAGGCTGCAACCCGTGTCGCCTGGGGTTTCGGTGGATTTTTGAAGACCACCCTTTGTACAGTTCTATTCATATCTACCTCCTTAATTCGTTACCATATATTCGCTCTAAAAGCCCGATAAGTCAAGGGTTTTCAGCGATATATAGTAGACGAATTTAGCCCATATTTTTCGGCAATTATTGTGTCAATTATGGCGTATTCTTCGGGCGAAATCAGCCCTTGATCGAGCATAATTTTGACCGCAGCCATTGTGCTTCTGTAGAGGAGAACTTGACGGAAGAGAGCATCATCCATTGTCATTACCTCCTTTACGACGAGCATCGGCATAACAGGCACGGGAGCAGTATTTTTTATTTGCTTTGCCGTATGCATCAAAGGACTTTCCGCAATGGGCGCACGTGAGATGGTAGATGGCTTTACGCTGCACAAGCTCCGGGTGAGAGTTCCACCAGGTCATACGGCATTTGTCGGAGCAGAAACGTTTTGCACGCTTGTGCGGTGTGTTTTTGATGACGGCACCACAGGTGGGGCAGTTCTTTTGATTGGGGTCATATGGGTGCTTTTCGCAATAATACTTGACCTTGTTTAGTGGTAAATCCAACTTAGCAGCGATTTTTCGGTATCCGTACCCTTGCTTTTGAAGGGCGATGATTTCGTTTTCTTTTTGCATTTTTTGACCTCGCTTTTCTTGTTCTTCACCCCCCAGCTGGAAAATAAAAGTGCGTTTGGTCCGCTTTTTACGAAAAAATGCAAAAAAAATATGCCCACCGAGGGGGGAAACCTCGATGGGCTGTCTGTGATTATATGATTTTCTTGTTTTTCATTTGATGGTACACATTGTGGATCGCCTCGACATAACAGATAAACGAAGGGTGGTCGTGATCGTTTTGCGTAAGGTATCTGTTTTTGATTTTCAGATACTGCTCACGAACCTTGTTCCACCAACCGGGGACGGACTTTATTGCTCGTGCCTTATCGAGATACTTTTTGGAGTGGGGAGCAATATTCCAGTAATAACGGTCGTAATACGAGTTCATACCTTTTTCGTGGATGAGGCGCAGCCAGTTGCCGTCGTTCTCTAATGTTACGATGCAAACATCCATAGAAAACTCAATGTCGGGATCATCACGAAAATGTATCTTTTTTGTTGTAATGGACGAAGTGGAGTCATCCACATCAGCGAGTCCGTTTCTACGCATTACACGGTTGAATGCAACGATGACATCGTGCTTGATGGATTTACAATCGTGGAAATCCTCGCAACTGATGATGTTGAGGTTATAGTCAAAGTCTATGGCTTCATCACCGTTTTGCGTGACCATATTTCTGGCACCGCTGCCGACCAAGAAGAACTGTGAATTGATGCCGTCTTCACGGAGTTCGTCTTCTAATTCGTGCATAAGGTCGCTGCAGCAATTTTGGGCGCGTTTCAAGAACGCCTTGTCTTCAACATAAGCAAACATACAAATATTCCTTTCCATCCCAAGCCGCCCATTTACTGTAGACCAATAAATCGTAATAGGATACACTAAAAGAGGTCGTTTGTCAAGAGGTTTATAGATATTTTATCACATTTTTCTGATTTTTTCAATAAAAAAATGCCCATCAAGGGGGAAATCCTTGATGGGCATAGTGTCAGTTAGGTATTTTGAGTTTCCATCCGCTGTAGATGGTGTTGGAAGTAAGACCGTTCAGAGCCTTGATTTCGGGATAGCGAGAACCGCTGCCGAGATACTTCTTGGCAATAGCCCAAAGAGAGTCGCCGCGAACCACGGTGTGGATGCGGTATTCCTCTGTGGGATAGATGTCTGTGCCGTCAGGGGCAAAAACAAAGTAGCCGGGGTTCTTATCTGCTTTTGCCTTTGCGTTGGCAAGGATGCGGTAAGCCCCAAGCTGACTCTTCTTGTCCGACCACGCTTTACGGACACGGTAGTAACCTTCGGTGAGCTTTGCGGGATACACTTCGGTCGTTGCCTCGTCCTCTTTCTCCTCGGTGGAGAGAAGAGCTTTGACGTCGGCTCGGAAGGTATCCATACTCTTGCCGTGCCGAGGAAACCAATGCATCACGTCACCGTGATTGGAGGCGATGCCTTTCTTGTAGCCCTCGCTATGGCAGATGATGTCCTTTTCGGTGAGTCCGTACTGTTTACAAAGATAAGCACAAAGCTCAACCGCTTCCGTATAAACGGCTTTGAAATAAGCGGGATCGGTAAGTCCGTCCTCGCAAATCTCAAAGCCGATGTGGGTATTGTTTGCCGAACCGCCTGCGTGCCAACCACGGTGATCCCAAGGCAAGGTTTGATAAGTTGCAATCGTGCCATCATCGAGCTTGCCGATGAAGCCGTGAACGCAGACCTCTCGACCGCCGGGGTGGTAGGTGTTCCAATGGTTGTTGTATCTGTTTTTGCCGAGTAGACCGTCATCGGGACCGACGTAACGTTTCAGCCAGGGGTTATTTGCCCCGGTGGAATGCACCATAATGCCTTTAACGGTTATCTTCCGATTAGCTTTGTAACAAGCGTTTTCGGTGAGTATCAGCGTATGCAGATTCATATTACTCGCCTTCTTTCGGTGTGTTCGTAGTCTTGGTAGTAAGCTGTTTTACTGCCTGGTTAGTGCCTGTTGCGGAAAGACCGCTTGCTGCGCCGATGACGATAGCCACGAGGATGTTCGTGGTCTCAAGCACACCGGGAACGCAGAAGAAGCAGATTGTGCCGATCACAGCACCGAGTCCGCAAGCGATGAGAGGGATGAACCTCTTGAATTTCTCATCACCGCCCATTGCGGTTTTTACGATGTCGATAATCGTATAAACGATGGCGGCGATGGCGGGGATGGTTGCAAAATCTACAAAGTTTGTCATAGTGAATACCTCCTGTTATTTATGAGCTTGTTTATTGAGATAATTTTCGATCTGCTTGATGGCAAGGGTAACGGGACCGTCACAGCCTTGTTCCTTCAAGCCCTTAAGGCAGGCAAGGACACCTTGCGTAAGGATTGTCTGTTCCTCCTTAATCGCCTTGATGTCCTTGTCTTGTTTCTCTTGTTTGAGATACCATTTGTAAATGGCAAAAATAACGCCGAAGATCACACCGAGTGCGGTGATCACCCCGGCAACTGCGGTGATGATTTCCATAGGTTACCTCCTTAATCCTCAAAGGTGATGATGCTTTCGAGAATCAGCATATCGCTCGGAGTGGGCAGATCTTCCGGGGAAAGGAAATCCGTCTCCGAAAGTGTGATAGGCTTGAGTTCCTC